CTTGGTCTCGTTAGCAGTGGCTCCAGTGCTTTCATCAATGAGAGTTGTGTAGCTCGCGTCGTCGGTTGAACCTTCGACTTTGACGCCAAGCAGATAATTCTGGATGTCTGAATGATTCATCCAATGTATGCTCATCTTAGTCGCTGTCTTTGTAACGCCGCTCCCAAGATCGACTTTGAAAAAGACGGACCCGGCTGGAAGTGGTACAGTCAAGCCAGCTTCAGTGCCGGTATTATCGTCGGCGAGATTTGCGAGATTGGTGACAGCACCGGACCCGGCGGTGAACGTCAGGCCGCTGTTAATGAAGGTCGCAGTGTATCCTGTGCCGGGGTTGTGGTAGTAATCGTTCGATGCGTCGTAAGTGGCGTTGGTTTTCGTTAACAAGGTATCGCTGTCGAAAGCGTCGGCCCCACCGTTGGGGAAGTTCAACGCAGCGCCTTTGACGTCGGCAATTTCGAGGGCCAACGACCTAATGCCCCTGCCCGATGTCTTTTCTGAGGTGACTGCACCATCTTGGATCATCGCGGTAGTTATGCTGTTATCCGGCGGGACGCCGCCAGCTTTCAAAAATGCACTCATCATTCACCTCCTGGCTTGGTCGGCCACGGATCGGACGCGCCTTCGTCTCCGCGACTGTAAGCGTTCCAGCTATCAACCCAATCCACCGCATTGCTGATCGAGGCCGGTAGGTCTCGAAGTAGAGTGCGGTAGCTAATCATGGCGTCGGACATCGTCACATCACCGAGCGCGTAAAAGTCCGTGTCATGCAGACGCTTGTTCCGTTCTCTTCGGATCGAAGCCAGACAGAGGTCACTCTCACCAGCCTCGCTCCGGGCTGCTCGGTCAAGAAGCGCCTGTTCCTCGGCGTCAGTAAGTTGGACTTCTTCGCCGTTTACAATCTTTGTGGTCATGTGACGTTGGTCCCATAGAGTTTAAAATGAATTTTCTCGAAGGTGCCGCTGTTGGGGTAAATCTTGAAGGCGTCCATGTCACCTTGGGAGCCGCCGCTTGCGGTGTGAAACCACGCTCCGTTACAGCGAACGGGAGCATACCCTGCATTGTGGTAGCTCCAATCGTGCATACCCCCTGGCTGTGCCTCACCATCTTTGTGCCGATCAATGGTCATCGTGCCATACAAGTTTGACGGCACGGCTGGCCTGAAGTCAGTGCTATACCCTGTAATTTCAGTTTCGCCAGAGCTGGTGCCGTGTCTTCCCTCCGAGGCGATGTCGCCGTAGTTTCGCGTCACATGGTTTGTGGAATACCAGTCGTTTGTCAGGGCCGTTGCCGCGCCGACTGCGTTCGACCAATTTGATCCATTGTCGTAGCTAATGGCGACCATCAATGGTCCAGCGGTGCTAATCTGAACATTCCACAAATGTAAGATGTAGAAATCGTGAGTCAGACTACTAAACGCCACTTCCGATTGTGATGACGAATAGCTGCCCTCTGTGTGAAGATCATAAGCGCCGCTAATGCCTAAAAACGTCGAGCTTGGTATTGTCGTCGCCATCAGTCACCTCCTGGCTTCGGATATTTTTCTTTCACGGCGGCAACGGCGGCCAGCCAAGCAATCCACTTACTGTCGTCGCCTTTCTCTTTCCAATACAGCGCATCGGCGAAGTCGCCTAAAGTTGGATAGGCGTTCGCCCTCTCTTGCTGGCAGATCTCAAGGTCAGTCCAAATTTTCATTGTGCCTGTTCCCTAGGTTGCATCGAATTCAGTGACCGTCATAACGGTTGGGCAGTCGTAGCTATCCCCGCCATCACGGTTCAAGTAGATCGTTCCGCTGCCGAAAATTGAAAACCAATATAGTTTGTATTCGTATGCGCTGGTGCCTGGAGCCGTGTCGACATACCGGAGGGTGGCAGTTGTGCATGTGCTATCGTGGACTGTGATTATTTCACCCCACTGACTTGTCGTGAGGTTGGTGCTATCCCGATATAGTTGAAACTTCCCTCCAGCGTTCGATTGTGTCGAACTGCCAAGACTTATGGTCATTTCGACGAGTAATTTTGAACCGCTTGCCGTGGGCGTGATTGAAACGGATTGGCCTGTGTCCGTGAATGAGCCGCTGTAAGTCCTGGAGGGTTCAGAGGAGCTTGTTGCCGAAACGAACTGTAGAACTTTGCCGCCACCAGCCGCTGCCCAAGCCATGTCTCCACGGAGGAAAGTCGAGGAGCTTGGAGTGCCGGTCGTCGAGAGCTTGCCCACCGACACAGAATTATCCGCCGGGGTCGTTGCGGGGATCGCCTTCGCGTGGCGCACCTGAACTTCTGTCACGCCGGTCGGGATCGCTGACGAGAAGGTCAGCGTGGTGCCGCTCTGCGTGAACGTCGAGCCATGCTGTAAAATTCCGTCGAAGCTCACTTCACAGGCGGTTTCGTTGCCGGGATCTCCAGAGAGGGTAAGCGCCGTTGTCGAGCCAGCCGTGAAACCAGATCCCGCCGTATAGGTATCGACGACCGGAACCTTGGTTTGTCGAAGCCCAGGATCTGTTCCGTTGAGAAAACTCATCAGGTGATCTCCAAGACCGAGAGGGTGCAGTCGAGACTGCTTGCGTTTTCGGAAGTGATTTGGAGGACGTTCCCGGCCTCCAAGACCAGCTTGCCTTGGATCGGGTTCAAACTGTCGTTAACCGGCACCGAGATCTCATTGGCGAGGTTGGAGATCTCCGTGGATAGGCTGACCAACCCGGCGGTGTCTGACGTTGAGCCTTCGTCCGAGCCGGTGTTTGCGTAGGTGAAGGCCGTGGTGCTTGTGACAGTAATGGTTACGCTTTCCGCATTGTAGCCGGTGCCGCCAAGGGTATGGATTGTCACCACGTTGCCAGTGGAAAGGCCATGCGCCGAGCCGGTCGTGATTGTCGCGACGTTGCTGGCTCTCGCCCGTGTCGCCGTCGCTCGACCCGCCGTGTCCTTGGTACGGACCGTCGTGTGCGACGCCGTCGAGGCGTGGACATTGGCCACGCTCATGCCGATCACGATCGCCGTCGTCGCCGCCGGACAAGTGTAGATCGTGTCGAAGGTTGTTTGTGTTACCGGGCTTTTGACGACCCGCTGAAAAGTCTCCGCCATATTAGCCTCCTAAAGCCAGGACAAGACCCACCGACGCCCCGCTGGAGGCGTTGCCGGTCTGGGTGAGAAGTTGAAATCGGTCGTTGCTTGCCTCGTATCCGACGAGGTAGATGCCGCCAGCTTTGAGATCCCCGGCGGCCAGGGCGACGTCGCTATTCTTCACAACGGCCTTCGCGCCGACACTGTCGACGTTGAGCGTCACGGCTCCTGTGTTTGTGCCACCGGCCTCGAAGCCAAACAGCATGCCTTGGGCATAGGCTGTCAGGCTCAAGCCGCTGGTTAGGGTCACCGTGTCAGTGCCACTAGAGATCTTTACGCCGCCGAAGAAATCACGCCATCCAGCCAACGCAGCGAGAGTGGCCCTAGCACTGTCATTGACCGTTGATGGGGCTTGGCCCTCAGCCCAATTAATGGACCCCTGGCTGGCGTTTGAACTTGCCGTTGTCGACCAATCGTAGAAGCTCGCCATTAGGGCATCCTCTCGTCTATCTCTTGTTGAACTGTAGGGGCCGCTGTACCGGCTATCGGGGCCGTCAGTAGCGGCTGGGAGGTGCGCGGCGTCGCCTGAGACGTCGCCTTCATCGCGTCGCTGATGTCGACAAAAGTCCGGCGGTAGTTATTGATAGGCCCGAAGAGCATCCCATACTTGTCGAGCATTGAACCTATGATCGTGTATGCCGAACCTGACGGATTGCGGATTGCTTCCGCTGGAAGGGTCGGGGCGACGTTCTGAACAAAGCCCTCAATATTCTTGATCTCAGGTTCAGAAAACAGGGTCTTCGCGATTGTCTTATTCTTGAGAAAATTCTCGGTGAACTGTTTGACAATCGCCGTCCGAGTTACCGGCGTGTCGCCCTTTCTGGGGATGACAAAAGTCCGAAACAAAAACGCGTCTTTGAGCGATGCCACTTCTGGGCTGTCTTTCCCAAACTCTTTTATAATCCTCTGCATGACGTTTCTGGCTCGGGCTGAGTTGTCGATCTTTGAGACGCCGAAAATAGCTCTGACGACGTCCTCCGGTGTGCTTCGCACCGGGTCGAGGATCTTCTCCATGATCGCCGTCGCCGGATCTTTTTTATTGCCACCAGCAAACCCGCTGTAACGACGCCATGCCGTTCTCGCTTCTTTCACGGCGGCGATGGTCGCGGCGTCACCGGTAATAAGCCCCGAGGTGATCGCGTCATCGATGCCCTGGTCGAGCTGCTCGATGACCTGTCTAATCAATCTCGCCTCGTTACCTTTAGGATTGGCGTCATAGGCAAGCCTGTAGTCGGTGTTAAAGGACTGCCTGACACTCTCCAGCCGCTTAAAGTTCTGATCCTTGAACCTTGGGTTCATGGCCGTCTTTTGCAGCCGGTTCAGATAACCCATCACGCTCTTTAGGTGCGGCATCTGATCCATCTGCCGACCGGCCACGTCGTTGTCTCTCGGTACTTGTTTCATCCGACCGATAAAGTCGAGGACGCCCTCTCGGGTAACGATGGCTGGTTGCTCCGCCGACATCTCCGCCGCCGACGTAAAGGCCGCGTCCGCTTCGCCTTTCAGTTGGGCCGCTCGATCGATCAGGCTCTCTTGTGTCCGTTGCCCGATATCCGTCATCGTGCCGGGTTCAAACCCGGACCGCCCCGGCTGAAGCCCGGCGGCGTCGTCTTGAATAGCCGCGAGCTGACGGTCATCGAAGTCGACCACCCTCCTGTTTGCAACGCCACCCTCTGGGGTGTTCCTAAGTATATCTTCTCGATTAAGCTGTGCAGGATCTTGCGTCCTCTGTCCTTGCGTCAGAGGATATCGGGACTGCGCCACACCCGAACTGTCGACGACCGGTTGTAGAACTTCTTCGGCAGCCTGTGCCGCTTGAGGCGCGACTACTGGCGGGACCGGTGTCATCGCCGGTTGCCTCGCGGTGCCGGTCAGCCGAGCGGCGATCTGCGGGTACTTCGCCGCAAGCCTTTGACCCAACGCCTCCATGCCACGTCGCATGGGTGGGCCGACACGGCTAGTGATTGGCTCGACGACATGCTTGCCCACGACCGGCATGGCCGCCTCGGCAAGGGTTCCAGTTCCGGTCTCGAACGCGAGTTGCATTGGGTCGATGCTTGGCTTGCCGCCGGTCTGAACGACGCCTGATTGTTGCGCGGCACTCGTCGTTGCGTATCCTGGCAGCGCCCTGGCAGCCTTGTTCCATAAGCCCAAGCCTCCGGCAGCGACCTTGCTCGCTGGCATGAATTGCGCGGCCTGGGCCGCGACGTCGGTCGCGTCAGCGCCGGAGATCCCCGGCTTGTTGACGTAGTAGGGCTTGCCTTTCCAGGTGACCATCGGATTGTCGAACTTGTCCGTGGTGACGCTGCCTAGCCGATTGTCTCCCCGAAAATGCTGTTCGATGATCCTGGCTTTCTCCTTCGGGTTGACCGTCAGTCCGGTCTTGAGCGTCGGCATGATGCTCTCGAAAAAACCCAAGTCCTCCGACGGTATCTCGGTGATCTCGGGGATGTCTGGGAACTCCAAACCCTCCGGCGTAGGCTCGGCTTTCTCTGTCTTTTGCGGCTCGGAGCTAAGAATACGGGCTTTAGGCTTTTTCGCTAGGCTGCCTTCGAGCTTGGACTCGCCGTCTACGTTTAGGATGACTGCTTTTCCCATGTTCTTTTCCTACGGCTCGATAAAGGCGGTCATAGGTTTCTGGCCCCGTGTGATCTTTCCAATCGTCACGACCTTCCCGACTGCAAACGGATCAGCTTCGGCTTCGGCCACCGTCGCGTAGTTGGGGATCAACGGCCCAACCCTCGGGTCGGCGTCCAATCGTCTCGCGGTCTCTTTCCACGCCGCCACCGTGTCGATCTTATCTAGACCTTGGCGCGACATCTCGTTCACGACTTGGTAGTAGACCTGATCTCCAATCAGCTCCCGCTGCATCCTTCTCATAATCAGCGCGTTGCCTTCGCGTGTATTAGCCATGCCGGGAACGATGGTTCTATAGACGCCGAAGTCTTTGTCGGTCATTGGTCCCTTACCCTCGCCATGTTGGTCGAGGGCCAGACTATTGCCGATAGAGTTCATGGCTTGTTGGAGCGGTATGTCTTTGTCATGGAACCCGAAGGCGCTGAGAACTTCTCTGATTGGTAGGGACGCCGAGGCCACTCTACCTGTCGGAACGCCGGTTGCCATAAATGTACTCATACTCGCTAGGTTCGCCAATTTCCTACCCGCTGCCGCCGCACCGTCTGCCGCTTGTTCGAGGTGTTTGCCACCTATGCCTTTTCTCGTAAGGTTAGGGTCGGTCTGCATCGAGATAGTGGTCGCGGGTCTGGTTAAGTTTTGGATACCAATATCGTACTGAGCCGGGGTTATACGGCCCGCGAATAAATCGGCTTGTAATTTAGCGATGGCAGATTGAGGCGTTTGCGTTTTTATATGTGCCGCGAGCAATTTCGGATCGACAGCCCCGCTTAGTCCATATTTTGCAGCTAACGCTTGGTTACCTTGCAACATCTTAACCTTCTGATCGTGTTCCCAGGCAGATCTTGCTGCCGCTGTCTTAGCCGCTGCACGTTTCGTCGCCATGTCCTGGAGCTGGAGCCGACGCGTCAGATCCTGGTTATACGCTTGCATGCCAGCCTGACCGGCTTTACCGATCGCTTGGCCGAGGGTCGTTGGCGTTGTGGTGTAGCCGCTGTTGGCCAAAAGGTTCAAACCGGCTTGCATCATAGCCGGGGTCCGCGCCTGATTGGCTTGGGCTTGGGTAAGGAGGTTCGCTCCGACAAACGGGTTCGATGCGGGTGTCCCGCTGCCTAGCATGCCAAGAAGATTTTTCATCGTACTCATCCGAAGGCTCCTAACAGTCCGCCGCCAAGCGCACCGAGCAGTGGGTTAAAGCCAGCCATCTGCGCGAGAGAAGCTCCGCCCAGGCCGCCGCCTAAAATTCCAGCGCCTCGATTGCGGTAGAGAGGCGTCGTCGATTGCGTCGAGCCGCCCCAGTTTCCACCCTGGATCAGGGCCGCATAATCGGCCAGCTTCTGACCGCCAATGTTTTGGTCGAAGTTGAAACGGTTCATCGCGTCCTGGAGATAGTCGGCTTGCTTTTGTTCACGCATGCCGCCGACGCCAGCCAGTTGCTGCGCGTCGAGATAGTCGTTTTGGGCATACTGGGGAGCCATCAGAGCCGCCGCGTTCTGGTTGGCTCTCTCTGTCGCGTAGTTCTGGTAGGCGAGCTTGCCGCCCGTGTCGGATAAGGCCCGAGCGAACGTATCGTCGGCGGTGTTCCTAGCGTTCGCAAAGGCGTTCGAGCCGAACCGGCCAGCCTGATTGAAACTGGCATTTATCCCAGGCGTGATCTCCGAGCTAAATTGCTCGACCATCGGGCGAACTTGCGCCTCGAAGGCTCCCTCGAAGAAAGGACTGCCGCTCAGATAGTCACCGGCCAGTGTCTTCTGGAACACGTCCCGACCAGCGTCCTGAATCGCCGATCCAGACAAGGCGCGATTGCGGATCATGTTGAGGGCTTGCTCGGTGTCGGGTGAGAAATCGACGACCGTACTCTCGGGGTAGTATTGAGGCTGGTCGGAGTCGTACCGCTCCTGCGCCTGTTGGAAAATGTCCTTTAGGTAGTCCTGTTGAGGCCCCCACGGCTCCGACTTGGTGCTTTGCACCTGGGTCCGTTCGGATGTTCCGCCACCTTTACTCATGTGTCTCTAGCTCCTTGTGCATCCAAGTACACGTCTCCTGATAATCATCGAGTGCGCGAAGCCAGCCCTTTCGACCGGCTATCTCGACCCGACCGGCCCCAATGGATTTGGCCCAGTTGCAGATGTTTCGTTCGACCTTCTTCAGCTCGTCGAGCTGACCTCCTGCAAGGAAGATCCTGACAGCTCGGATCTGTGGGTACTTGATCACCTCGGTCAGCGCCGCGGATCGACGGCCTGGCCAGAGCTGAAAGTCACCGACAGCAATGCCGTCGAAGAGATCGCGTTTCGTATGTGTGCCGCCGGTTAACCGGAGGGCTTTCTTGAGATGAGGCCAGCTCTCGTTGAACTCATCCACCAAGGACGGCATAGCCGAACTTTCGATCGGTCTGTACCGAATTGCTGTGGGTGATCGTGAACGTCTGGTCGCCCTTGGCGCTCACATACATTCCACCGGCAGCCAGCTCGGCAGCCGCAGTGGCGGTCCGAGGCTCGAAGTGGACAGAGCTGTCTGGCCCGACCCTGGTGTCCGTTACACTCGTCGACGTCGCACTAGCCGTCAGCGTGACTTCGCTTACCGAATTGATGCGACCGTCGGCCAGCTCTTTCAGGCCGTTGACGATCAGTCGAAGGTGGGCGGTGACGTCGCGGTAGGTCGCGGGAACGGCCTTCATTACCGCCGTCCAAGCACCTTGTAGTCGGCCTCGAAGCCTTGAGCATGATCGAAACCGCCGGAGATATTGAATCTTAATCGGTGATACCTCGCTTTTTTGCGTAGACCGGCGTTGCCGGTCGCGCTCGGTGTAATGGCGCTCGAAAAGGTCACGCCATCCGCTGCCTTGTCTTGACCGGCATGCTGCACGGTCACGGTGGCGGAAGATCCGTCGACCACCGGTCTGACACGTTGCAGGAGAGACTTTGTTCCGTTCCTCGGCATGAAGTCGCCCGTGTCGATCTGCGCCGTCAGCGCACTGCCGGTAAAAAACGCCAGCTTATAATCTGTCGTAAACGCACTAAGCAGGAGCTTGCCGCCAGCCCATGCCCGACTGTCGAGCGAGAGGCCGAGGGCATCTATGCTGGACGAAATCGTATCCAGCTCCTCCAAGGTGAGGCCCTTCGATAAGGATCGATAAATCAGGTCGTGCGCGATCTCGGCAAAGGACCAGCGATCGAGCGCCCAGTTATAAATCATCAGGCTATCTGGGGTGCCATCCGCCGAGCTGACCGAAGGGTAGCTCCAGATAATGAGCGAGTTGGCCGGATCGACCGCCGAGGAAACACGATGCTGATAGGTCTCGTTAAAATCGTCGTAGAAGAACTTCGCGACCCGTTGCGCCCCCAAAGGCCGGATGCCCGAAGCTGAGTAGACGTAAAAGTCGGAGCTACTCAAGAAATAGATGTCAGTGCCCCGTTGCACGATCGAGTTCGGTACGGCGCAACCAAGGTTCGTCGATACTTCGTCAAACGACCAGATCGCTGGAGGCCCGACATAGTCTGCCCTTGTGATGCTTCGATCCTGGAAGATCACCAAATACTCGCCACCGGCCAAGCCAGTGATCGGTCCATTCTCCTCATTCATAAACTGGAAGTCCGACTGCGTCGTAACGCTCGGCGTCCAATCGGTCGCGTCACCCAAGGCCGACCAGCTTAGTTTTGCCTTCGAGGTCGATTGGTTTCCACAGAACACAAAGTTCCGGCTTGTCGCTAGGAACTTAGCTTTCGGTGCAGAAGCACTCAGATCTGCAAACGTCGAACCCGTGGCAAGCGTGAACGACTGCATATTGTCGGTCAGGTTGGTCGCGATGACCTTTTGACCGAATTGCAAGAACCGCCAGCTCTCATCAATATTCGTCGTATACGTTGTGCCCGAAACGTCGCTCCAGGTTGTACCTGAAAGCTTGTAGAGCTTCGTCGCGTCGCCAGCGAAATCCGCCACGTTGTTATTGTTATCTATCGCCGAGAAGGCCCCTTGGCATCGAGCGCCAATCGCATTGCTGTAATTCGACAAGCTGGAGAGCTGCCGGTAGCCCCGAGCGTGAGGAATCACATTCTTCGCTACCGCCACACTGTTACCGAGGCCGATTGGCGGCTGGTCGGGTAACCACTCGCCGAACTCGAAGGGCTGGATGGTCACGGCGTGAACACCTCAACGCGCTGGACCAATGGCCCGGAGGACCAGGACGCCCGGTCCGCGACGGCAGTAAGCTCCGCAACCGATCGGTCGTAGAGTTGTATCCATACACTGATGCGTTCGTCTTCGCCCAGATACGGAGCTGCCTCTAAGAGGCTGCCATACAAATACAGATCCGGTGCCGCGGCCAAGATGTCGTTCGACGCGTTGCTGTCCGATAGAGCCGTGACCTTGGCGTAATACGTTAGCGTCGCCGTCAGCCCTGACGAGGGCGTCGGCCCGAAGTGGAAGTTGTCACCAATGATGGCGTAGCTCTCCGGCGTACCATTCGTCTGTGACGCGTGATCCGTGAAGAACTGGACCGGCGTCTTCGTTGTCAGTACCTGCGGCGTCGCACTGTTTAGGAGCATCGCTCGGGCTTCTAGGAAGTCAGCCGGTATAGCCACGGTCGCGGTGCCGCTCGACAAGGTCAGCGTGGATTGCTTCTCCATCTCGCGAAGGCGAAGGTCACGATGGAACCGCGTCTCGCAAAGCGTGATAAAGTCGGGAATGACGCTGGTCAGGTTATCGTCAACGAGATAGTCCGCGATAGACGCCTTCAGAGCCGTATAGGTATTCAGCGCCATTACAGAATAACCTCCGAGGTTTTTAGGTATCGCCACTCATTGGAGTTCAGCTTTTTGTTTACGGCGTCATCGTGGTCTGGGTTGAAGACATCAATGCCTTCTTTCAGCCACTGCATGATCACGGTCGTCGGTATGTGCGCCTGGTGCCAAATGTCGGCACGGCGGCGTTCATGGTAGTCGTCGGCAGACAACAAGGCTTTGTTGTGGTCGAGATGAGGCTGCACGTCCTCGGTAGTCTCGATGAGAAACGTCCCGTCGTTCTGGGGAACAAAGTTCACCTGAACGCCAAGCCGCTTGGATAAAGGTCGCCTATCCATAGGAGGTAGGGGTCACCCCGAAGGATGACCCCTTGTCCCTTAGGTCAGGTCAGCAACGACGCCATGAGCGGCTTCGTTTTCGACCATGAGGCCCACTTCGCAGACGATGTGGAACTTCTCACTGTCGCCAGACTTCGCCAGCTTCTCCTGCTTCATAGGACGCAGGGTCGCGACTTTTGCCTTGGACGTGTCGACCAGGACGGCACTACGTGCATCCATGAACAAGTCGACGGTCGTCGTCAGCGTGCCGAAGTCAGAGACGTACCGATCGGCACCACCAATGATCGTGGTCTGACCCGACGGGTCATTCACACGGGTATTGGCGAGACCGGAGAAGCCGGAGAACACCGCCTTCTGGGTTGGTCCCATCATGAGCATGGTTGCCTTGCCACCACTCTCGTAGACGGACTGATTGACCGTCTTCAAAAGCGTCTCGGTGTAGGTCCGCTGGGTGCCGTTAGTGGCCGCGGTGACGTTACCGCTGGAGTAGCCACCGCTTGCGCCAGAGCCACTTCCACGTGACACGTTTGACGTGAGCCAAGCCTGGATACCGGCAGTTTCACGTGCGGTGGAGCTGTTACCCGTCACGGAGGCATAGTTGCCTACGAAACGCTTCTCCATGTCGCGACGCATCTCCAAGCCTTTCAGCAAGGACTGATACGCAGCTTCTTTTGCACGACCGGCACGATCAACGGCCTCGGCAGTTGCCGAGATCCCGAACGCTTTCTTGAAGATTTGCGTACGGCCTCCGACACGTACTGTCGCCGTCGGCGAAGTCAGTGCGCTGTCGTCACCATCGATGTGCTTGTTGTCGGCGTCTGCCGAGGCAAGCGCCTGGGTCTGATGCTCGAAGAACGTATTCGAGACAGACATCTTTCCGATGTTTGATTGGAAAGGAACGTCGGTGGGATCGATCCGAGAAATGATATTCGACAGATCTTCCCTGACACCTACGTTGTCGTAGCTGTCATATAGGTTAGTTGGCTGTGCCATCGAAAACTCTCCTTATGAGTTTAATAGGAGCGGCAGGGCATCCTCGATGCTTCCTGTTCGCTCTAGTTTTGCCAGTTGCTTTCGACGCGTAGCCTTACGACCTTCGCTTTTGGGTTGTGTGCCTTTAGCCCTGATCACCTTCGGCTTCACCTTGACCTTCTTCTTCGCGACCTCGGTCTTCGAAGTCGTTTTGAGTGCGGTCATGGCTTCTCGGGCGAACAAGATGTCCGTCACACTGACATTTGAAACAGCCTCCGGGGTGTAGCCACGATCGAGAAGGAATTGAGAAATTTCCTTGCTCTCGGTCGATGCCACTTCGGGGTCACGCCACTCCGGGATCTTCTCCAGAAGTTCCGCCTTACCCGCCTCGATAGCTTGCAAATGCTGTTGCTGCATTTCCGCTGCTTGGCGCTGGTGCAGGGCTTCTTGTTCCTGCGCGAGCTGTTGCCTTGCTTCTTTACGGTCCTGCCAATGTTTGTTCAGACGCACATACTCAAGAGGGTCTTGCTCGAACAGGGCGTCCCAATCGGGTTCCTGTTCGACGTTCGCCTCCATCATTTGTTTCATCTGATTAAGCGATTGTGCGTAACGCTTACGCTCTTCCTCAATCGCCGCACGTTCCGCTTGGATGGCCTTGGCCTCCTCGGCGAGCCGTTGCGTCTTTTGAGTGAAATCCGACTGCCGAAGATTACCATCGCGCAGCTCTTTCAGTGTGACCTGTTCACCGTCCAGATCTATGACGGTATCCAAATCTAATTCGAGCTGTTCGCTGGCTTCTTCTTCGTCGGCTTCAGAAGAGGCGTCGACCTCTTCCTCGTCGCCATCATCTTCGTCGTCGTCCTCAACCTCATCGGTCTCATCCGGCTCCTCAGTTTCTGGCTCCTCGGTTTCGGGTGCTGCTGGCGAATGTTCCTCATCGGAGTTCGCTGACATCATCGAAACGGCATCGTCGATTGATAACTCGGCAGTCCCTTCTTCAGGGGTGTTGCGGTCATCCATGACAAATCTCCTAATTCAGTTTGAAATCCTTCTGTGAAGCGATCATTTCCAGATCGGCTCGGGCCAACGCGCCTCCAGCGATTACGCTTTCGAGGTGCAATCTCACGGCCCCTAATAAATTGAGCGCCACATAGAGGCGCTCTCGGTCGTCCTGTTCGTTGTGGCTGCTACTTCGCCAAGCATCGATGTAAGTCATCTCCAGCTCTTCGAAGGCTTCGGCAAATAGCGGGTGGTCGATAATCGATCGGGCTTGTTCAGCTCGGTCCATATCTCGCTGCATATCCATCACTCGTAATCCCCGTAATCGTCGGCACCCATCTCTTGATCGTCGGTCTCGTCGTAGTCGCCGCCATATCCCGCTTGGTCGCCAAATGGGTCGTAGTATTGACCCAAGGGGTCGAAAGCCTTCGCCACCTCTGCCACTGATGCCGCTTTTGACATAGCGTCGAGGTCGGCCATCGTGAAGCCGGAGTCTGGGTCTTTTGCGTCGGGCGCGTCGTCGAGATCGAAGAAATCCCCATCAGGCGAGTAACCGATCTCATGGCCAAGTGCGCCGAGTTGGTCTGCGATGCTGTTACCGAGACGTCCGAAACTTATGTCGTTTAGGACCCCTGATAAGATTGAGAAATCCAGAGCGTCCTTGCCTATACCAAACGAGTTTCCGGCTATCGCTCCGGCGTTCGCCGCGCTCTGGGCATTACCTATCGCACTGCCCAATAACCCAAGGCCAGGCATCGGAGCCATGAAACCCATTAACCCATACTTCGCGCCAAGATCGAGCGGTCCGTCTATGTTTCCAACGAGTCCTCCTGGAGGGTCACCTGGGGTCTCGCCGTCTCCATCTAGCGGCATAGTATTGAGGACAGGACGTCGAGGCTGTCCAAGGATTGGGTCCGCCGCCGGGTCGATACTCTCCTCCAAGTTCAGGCGACCGCTGTTTGGTGTGAAACTTGGGAACTTGAGGCTCTCACGCCACGCTCGGTTCCGGTCTTGGAACTCGGCCAGGTAGTCGCCGATCGTCGGGTTGCTCGGCGTCCGGGTGAGGGTCGGCGTCTCATCGAGAAGGCCATAGCTCATACCCTGCCAATTTTCGTGTCCAGGGTAATGCATCAGCCCGCTCGGCCTCCCATCTCGACTTCGCTCAGATCCTTCTTGGTAGCCAGCTCGGCGGCGATTTGTTGTTTCTTCAGATCCAGTTCCTGCATGAACTGGTTCGCCTTCTGTGCGAGCTGCATCTCAAATTGCTGCGCCTTCATTTGAAGCTCGGCCTCGAACTCTTGCCGGTCCATGACCATCGCTTGCTGCTTGATCTGGGCGTCGGCTTGAGCTTTCGCTTGGACGCCTTGTGCGCGGATCTTCTCAGCTTCAACGATCGGATCTGGCGGACGCTCCTTTGGTGGCATCTCAGAGGGATGCTGGAAGTACGTCTCGACGCCATTGAGCTTCGTCAGCTCGATCATGTCTGTGAGAGTGTTGTAGATATGCTCTTCGGTAACCAGGGCCGAGCCAGCCTGTATGCCCTCACGCTGTAGCGTGAGAACCGTCATAAGCGCCTTCATACGCTCCTCGTCATTGCCGAAGCCGAGGCCAACGGAGACCCGGACATCCATTTCCTCATCCCAGTAGCTTGGGTCGACGTCTTGCCATTCGCCCTGCATCTTCACGTTGCGAGGCTCACCTTGGAACCGAATGAGGGTCTTCAGGCAGCCGCGGCATAAATCCTTCACGCCGTTAGCAAACAGCCTCGCGATCATATCAAGTCGTTGGGCCGCACCTTGCTGCATCTGAGCCGCTGCCGTCGCTGTTGTATTCTGCAATGCCTCGGCTGATAGGCCATTAGTCCGACGTGAGACGCCGGTCCGGTTCTCCTTCATGTCGTTGATCAGGTCGAACAGCGGTAAAGCCTGTCCGCCGACAAACGTCGTGTTCAATTCTCTGACGGCATCGAGGCGCTTTGCTCGGACCACGCCCCCGGCCCGTGGGTTCAACAAGTCGTCTAGGTTCGCCTGACCCTCCATCGCAATCATGCGGGGGTTGTTTGCCAGGTAGATACTATCCAGAACGCCGCGGAACACTGCCGTCGAAATATCCTGAAGCGGCATCGTCAGGTCCGCCATGCTCATACCATGGAAGACATGCGGTATCGGTATTGGGCAGATCATAGCGAACGGCTTGTCGAACGCCGGTTCCACGTCCAACAAGGTCGCACCGTCATCACCCGCCATGGTCACTTTCAAAAGCCGGGACGTGCCGTTCTCTTCCACGTCGAGATCGATGTAGGCCTGGCAGACGAAGACTTCGCGTTGACCAGCGTCGTCGACCGAAGTCGTCTCCACGTCGGTCTGTTCTTGAAACCGTTCTTGTTCTTCAGAGCTTTCCGAAACCTGGGCTTCGGCTACATCTTTAAGGGTTTCAAAGTCGAAGCCTTCATCGACCAATTCAGACACGGTGCGGCGTGTTCGCCACCCCACAAACTTCGCGTCCTCAATAGATCTCGCCCGGGGTGAAATCATAAATTCATCAGGTGGGACATTCTCGATGCAGAGCTTGCTCTTTGAGAACAACCGCTGGACAACCAAGTCATGGGTGCCGTCTTCGTTATCCGTATGCTGGGTGACGTTGTTCTTGCCGTCCATAACGACAGCGGCCAGCTCCTGATCGTTGAGACCCTCATAGGTCTCGTCTTCGACCAGCTCTTTCTCATAGTAGTACCAGGTGACGATGCCGGTCTTCTGGACCAGCGCATCGAAGAACCAATTATAAGCGATGCTGAAGATGTCGTTGTCCTTGGTGAAGACGACGTCATTCATATACGCCGAAGCGGCAGCCGCGTCGGCTTCACCGGCTTGTGTTCGAGCCTCGTACTGGACGAACTTCCCGGCTGTCGTGAATACCCGCATGAGGCTCGGCATAATCGACAGAACGGTGTCCGAGACCTCCGAGGTGACCACTTGCGATCTGCCCGGCAGCTCGGTGCCCAGCTCACGCTGCTTGAAGTATTGCAGCGCCTCCGCACGGTCCTCGTTTAGCTCGTCTTCTAAAAATCCGACAGCGCCCACCAATGCCGACTTAGCGGCATTATGGATGCGCTCTTCTTGGTCGGCTGTGAACATTAAACGATCCCCAAATCAGGATAATTGATAGGTGCATGCCAGCCCGACGCCCCGCCCAAGGCGAAGGACGCTATGGCTGGGCTTTCCATTGAGAGCATCAAAGCGTCCGCCACGTCGCACGATCGGCTAAGACGTTTGCGGATCTCATCCTTACTCTCGATCTTGAGCTTCCCCGCCGACGTGAACTGATAGCGAGGAGCCGTCAGCTCCGCGATCAAGGTCGGGTCGTCGGGTATGCGGCAATCTCGGGCCATGAACCATTCACGGAGCGCGAACCAAAGCTCGGCGCGACGGTTCAGGTACTTTTCTTTGACGGTCGAGGCTTCGCTAACATTAACGCCTCTGGCGGGTAGCCCCATTTCGCAGAGGCGGTCCACGGCTCCAGCTCCAAGACCGATGACGTCACACATGATTTCGACCGGTCGACGTTCATCTGGTTCCATGAGGAACTCGGCGTGGACAAGTCCACATAGCTGCATCAGGTCTTTGCCCTGCCAGACCTTGATGTCGTCCATGACTGTATTGCCCTGGCGCTTGATGAGGCAGGATCTGTCAGATCCGAACCGCGCAATATCCAGTGCCCAGACAACCTGTCCTGTCGGCTCGACGTCGCGGTTCACCGCACTCTCGATGAGGTGCAACGGCAACAAGACGTCGTCGTCCTGTTTTGGAAAGGCCCCGCTGACCCTAACGCCAAAGATCGAACTGTCTTCGCCGTATTGTAGTTTCATATCGTCGATGAACTTGGGGTCCACCCTAGAGCTGTCCGCGCAGCTCACCGTCATCGTGTACCAGTTGTCCCGCATCTTATGGAACGCGTCATAGAAGTAGCCATTGGTCCTGGTCGGGTTGCCGGTCAGGACTTGCTTGGCACCCTTCGTTGACAGGGCACCGGCAGCCACCTCAAAAACGACGTCGTCGATACCTGACGCCTCGTCGATGAGGAACAGCATGTTATCTGCGTGAAAGCCTTGCAGGGCTTCCGGGTTCTCGCGTCGGCTTGTCCGACAAGCGGCGAAGCTCTCGGTCGGCGCGGCCTTCAATTCCACCCGATCGCTTTTGACTTCGATCTGTTCGCGAAACTCCGGCTTCATCTTGCGATGCCACTTGTTGATCTCGGACATCAGGACATCATTGAGCTGGGCCGACGTGTTCGCGGTCAGTACGATCTTGGCCGGGTAGTGGGTCGAGAGGAACCACAGAACCAGCCAGCTTTGGAAGCAGCTCTTGCCGACACCATGGCCAGACTTCACGGCCACGCGGTCGTTATCTCGGATCGCTTTCAAGGCTTCCGATTGCCACTCTTCGGGTTCAGCCCCAAGTACCTGGCGAACGAAAAGCGACGGATCTTGTTTGAGTTTTAGAAGCCCTTTTTCCTGATCCGTGAGCT